ACCGTAATCAGCATTACATTAATCATCGCATTTATCAGTAACATATAAACCCAACATAATGGAAAACAAAACAAACACAGGAGCAATCTTTAAGAACGACAAAAAGACGAATGACAAACAACCCGACTACAAAGGAAAGGTAAACGTAAACGGCAAAGAAATGGAAGTAGCTTTGTGGGTAAAGCAAGGTAAGAACGGAAGTTTCTTCTCAGCATCATTTAGCGAGCCGTATGTAGCACCAGAACGCGCGCCAATCGGGGATAGTATTGACTCAGATCTACCTTTCTGATATGAATAGAGAATTAGAAGTAATCAGCAGGAGCGCGGATATTGTTCGCGCTTCTCTCATTAAGCATTTGGAACGATCAGGAAAGAGCTTAACGGCGTTTTGCTTAGAAAACCAGCTTTACCAATCAAACATATATTTATTTGTAAGAGGAAGAAACCTTTCAACGCCTACTTTACAAAAATTAGCAAATATTTTAAAAAATGTTTTATAATTAAAATTATTATTATATTTGTCTAAACTTTAAAACAAAAAACAATGATTGCAATTAGTTATTTAAAATGTGAAATATGTAACGGCGAAGGCTGCTATATGGAAGAAATTACCGGTAACCAAGAGCCGTATTTTCAAGATTGGAGAGATTGCGCCTGCGATAAATGCCACGGAAAAGGCCGGTTTATTGATTTAGATGATATGTTTGTAAAGATTGATTATAAGTATAACGTACATTTTACTGAACTTTATCAAATTATTGATGCAACAGATTCTTATTTAAACGGTTTAAATAAAAGAAAGGAAGTAATTTTATATTCAATTAACGCCTTAAAAATGTTAAATCTTGGAGATGCGTTGTATAAAAGATATGCCAACCGTTTAGATTCAGTAAACCGAGGTATTGAGCGAGCAAAAGAATATAAAGAAATTTTAACAACCTATGAAACGACTTACTAAACGCTTTAAAGCAAAGTTGTATAAACACGAACATTACGGCTTTGGACTATTAATCAGTACGGGAGGTATTGGTATAATGGTATTAAATGTTATTTTTGAATTAGATTGGAAATAACAAAACATAATTGGATTCAGGTAATGGCCGCTCATCACAAAGAATGGGTGGCCATTGTACGTTTATTCGGTACCGATAACCCTGAGGATGTAGTTCAAGAAACTTACATTAAGCTGATGAAGATTGGCGATCCTCAAAAATACTTTGAAAACGGCCAAATAAACCGCGCTTTGATGTGGGTAACGCTTCGCAATATGTTTTACGACATAACGAAAAAAGAGGCCAGCGATACAATACCATACGATAGCATACAAAACACCGTTAGAACGCAGGAAAACACGGAAAAATGGGAAGCATTAGAACGCTTTGAAGATAAGATACGCGAAGAAATGAAAAGCTGGGAGTATTACGATAGGCAGATCTTTATGCTTTACCGTGATACAGGGTACTCATTCCGTAAATTAAGCAAAGAAGTAGGTATAGGAACGCGCAGTATATTCTACACGATTAAGAAATGCAAGGAAAAGCTCAACGAAGCCTTAGGCGAAGATTGGGAAGATTATAACAATAACGATTTTGAATTGATATGAAACACATTTTAGAAGTATTAAACGCTTACATCGAACAGAAAGTAAACGAATTAGAATGTAAGCAAGAAAGAATTGACGAGCAATGGTTGGAAATACGCAAATTGAATGAAGAAAACCAAGCGCTTAGAAAAGATTTAGCAGAATTAAGTAAAGAATTTAAAAAGTAAAAAAAAATGGGACGACCAAGAAAAGCAAAAGGATTAGGCGATACGGTTGAAAATGTATTAGAGGCAACCGGCATTGCAGCAGTAGTTAAATTCATTGCAGGAGATGACTGCGGATGCGAAGAGCGCAAGAAAAAACTCAACGAGCGCTTTCCATATTTCAACTGCCTAACGGAAGACGAATATACTTATCTTACGGAGTTGGATATAAATAACAAATACAGTTTAACGCCTACGGAACAAAAACAGATTTTGGATATTTACCAGCGCGTATTTAACAAAAGGAAATCGCCTACAACCTGCCCAAGTTGTTGGATAGGAATTATCAATGACATTAAAGAGGTGTATAACACCTACGAAGGATGAAGATAATAAAACACGGACGAAACGTACACGAATTAAATTTTGATTCTAAGGACGTAAAAATTGCTTTCCTAAGTGATATACATTGGGATAACCCGAAATGTGATCAGGACTTACTAAAAAAGCATCTGGATTATTGTTTAAAGGAAAACATACCGGTTTTTTTAAACGGAGACACGTTTTGCTTAATGCAGGGCCGCGGAGATAACCGTAGAAACAAGTCGGACATCCGATCAGAACATAACAACGCGCGTTATTTAGATTCAATAGTTGAAACGGCCGTAGAATGGTTTTTGCCGTATGCCCACATCCTGACAGTTATTGGATACGGAAACCACGAGACAGGAATTATAAAGTACCAAGAAACGGACCTATTAAGAAGATTCGTAGACTTACTGAATTACAGAGCTGGAAGCAATATACAAACAGGTGGATACGGTGGTTGGTTAATCATTAAAAATCACAACGCAAGTACACGATTAACTACTAAAGTAAAATATTACCACGGATCAGGTGGTGGAGGTGTAGTTACAAAGGGAGCTTTGAACCTAACGCGAGCAATTGAGATGTACGAAGACTTTGATGTATTTACGATGGGACACATTCACGAAAACGCAGCTCGTAACGATGTACGAGAAATGATTAGCCATAACCCTGCCCACGGATATAAAAGCACTCAAAGGCCGTTGCACTTAATGTTAACCGGAACTTATAAAGAAGAATACGGAGACGGTGATCACGGATGGCACGTTGAACGCGGAGCGCCTGCCAAACCTTTAGGCGGTAGGATTTTAACGATTAAGATGATCCGCACACGAAAAGACGGAGTGGAAAATACTTACAACAAAATTGATTCACACTTATTTAATATATAATGCCAATACCAAAGTTATTACCAAGAGAACAGGCCGGAGAATTTGTACAACGATGCATAATGGATCCGGTAATGGTACGCGAATACCCAAACATAGACCAAAGAATAGCAGTATGTAGAAACCAAATAAAAGAAAATGCAAGTCAACAAAGTAAAAATTACAGAGGTAAAAAATAACCCAAAGAATCCGAGACTAATAAAAGACGATAAATTCCGTAAGTTAGTCAAATCAATACAGGAATTCCCGCAGATGTTGGAGCTACGTCCTATCGTAGTAGATGAAAACAATATCGTACTTGGTGGTAATATGCGTTTAAAGGCCTGTAAAGAAGCCGGATTAAAAGAAGTGTATATTGTAAAAGCTGAGAACCTAACCGAGCAACAGAAAGACGAATTTATTGTAAAAGATAACGTAGGCTTTGGAGAATGGGACTGGGATATGTTAGCTAACGAATGGGACGTAGACCAGCTTACAGAATGGGGCTTAGACGTTTGGCAGGCGCCGGTTGAGGTTGACTATTCATTGCTTGACGATGATGATCTTAGTGATGAACTGAACGATATGGCAGACGGGGTAAAGAAAGCTATACAAATAGAATTTCAATCCGAACACTATGATGAAGCGTATGAGCTGGTGAAGTTTTGGCGCGAGCGTCAGGCTTACGTAGGTGGTATGATTATGGAATACTTAAAAGCGGAAAAAGAAAAGTTATGATTTGTTTTATTCCAACTAAAGGCCGGCCCAACACCAAGACTTATAAACTATTTGAAGAAGTTGGTATAGAATTTTATCATTTTATAGAGCCTCAGGAATATGAAAAGTACAAAGTACCAAACAAAATTAGCATTAAAGAAAACGATAAAGGTATAGGTTACGTCCGTAATTTTATGCTAGAGTTTGCAAGATATAACAATCACGAATGGATTTTAATGTGCGACGATGATGTAACCCATTTTGGTGAGTACACGCATACAAATGTTCGTAAAGATGCAGGAATATGGTTTGATGTATACAACAAAGTTAAGAACTTACCATTTGAATTGGTTGGAATTAATTACAGGGGACACGCTTGGCACGAAAAAACGAAGTATTCAATAAACAAAAAGTTTGCTGAAGTTTGCGTATTGATTAATGTTCCAAAAATAAAATGGAGTTACCGTCCTGAATTTAACTTGAAGGAAGATCGCGACTTTGCACTACAAACAATACAAAAAGGCAACGGTATTTTAAGATTTAATAAATACTTTTTTAACTGCCCAGACGTAGGAACAAACAAAGGCGGCTTACAGGATGAGTATAAACAAAAAAAAGACGAACAAAGTGCTGCTAAAATGTGCAGGGAATGGCATCCTTTTGTAACGTTAAAAAAGAAAGGTGATCGCGTAGATATGAAAACGGATATACAATCACTAGCTAAACACTATAAAAGACAAGTAAAATGAAAAGAGTAGATTTAATACAACTAAAACACGATGTCAAGATAGGCGACATTTGTGGAACCATAGAGCCAAACATAACGGAGGACTGTATATTTTACGAAAATGATGTTCCGATTGGTTTTTACATAAAGGATATATCTAAGTATTCGGAAAAGGCGGCAAAGCTGGCCGACCTAGCTGATAAGGAATTACGTAGTAAAAACGTGCCAAAAAGCGAAATGAAACGATCAAGCGGATTGCATAACACAGAAAAGGAAGTGTTACAGTACAGCACTATTTTAGGAGGTGTACCACCAAAGCCACATATGCGTAGACCTTATGCTACTATTAGTAGTGTTCACGGAGTAAAAACTGCTCAGACGTTTATTAAGGCAATGTTGCTGCTTGCAAAGGAAAGCGAACAAATTATAAAACAGATTACACCAAACGTATGGCAAACGCAGCACGATATATTCGAAAAACACGTACCTAAAAAATGGCGATTTGGAAACCTTTGGACTAGCTCAATTTCTAATTACAATATATCAGCTCCTTTTCATAGAGATGCAGGAAACATTGAGGGGTGTGTAAATGTTATTATTGCTAAGAAACAAAACGCAACCGGAGGTAATACAACTGTGCCTGACTATGGAGCCACTATGGATAGCTGCGACAACTCTATGTTAGTTTACCCAGCTTGGAAGAACGTACACGGAGTAACACCAATTATCCCAACGCACGAAGGAGGATACAGAAACAGTTTAGTATTCTATCCTTTGAAGGCTTTTGTAGGCTTAGATTAACAACCAAAATACAACGAACAATGGCAGGAAAAGGACAAATAGAACCAAGATGGCAAAAAGGCGAAAGCGGAAATCCAGCCGGAAGGCCTAAAGGAGCTAAGAATAGAAGCACAATAGCACGTAAATGGTTAGAAGTTAACCAATCGCTTAAGAACCCGTTAACAGGAGAAAGCGAAACTATGAGCCAAGAAGATTTAATGACTTTGGCTTTGATCAAGAAAGCACGAGAAGGAGACGTAACTGCATACAAGGCTTTGATGGATTCCGGTTATGGCGCACCTGTACAACAGATAGAACAAACCAACGTAGAAATACCACTTTTCCCAGATGTTCAAGAGAACGACGGCAACCAATAAAATACTTTCTTTAAAAAAACGGATAAAGATTATACAAGGCGGCACATCGGCTTCCAAAACGTATTCTATCTTAGCCGTATTAATAAACAAAGCGCTAGCGGTACCTAACACCGAAATAAGCGTAGTTGCCGAAAGCATACCGCATTTAAAACGAGGGGCTTTAAAGGACTTCCTAAAAATAATGAAATGGACGGGCCGCTACTTGGATAACAATTATAACGCTTCTGATCGCGTATATAAGTTTTCAAACGGAAGCACGATAGAATTTTTCTCAGCAGATGATTCCAACAAACTCAAAGGAGCAAGGCGCGACATTTTGTATATGAACGAATGTAATAATATGACATTTAATTCTTACAATGAGCTTTCGATACGTACAAAACGCGAAGTATATTTAGACTTTAACCCCGCAAATGAGTTCTGGGTACACAAGGAACTAAAAGACGAACCTGATGCAGATTTCATAATTCTTACCTACAAAGACAACGAGGCGCTGGATCAGAGTATTGTAACGCAAATTGAAAAGAACCGCGACAAAGCAGCTACGTCTAATTATTGGGCTAATTGGTGGAAGGTATACGGTCTAGGAGAAATCGGATCTTTAGAAGGTGTAATATTTGATAATTGGAAGGAGATTGACAAAGTTCCGGAAGATGCGCGTTTGGTCGGCATCGGATTAGACTTTGGTTATACGAACGATCCAACGGCAGCTATAGAGGTTTATAATTGGAACGGAAAGAGAATTGTAAACGAACTTGTTTACCGCACGGGAATGCTCAACTCTGACATTGCTAAGGCGCTTCCGTCTGGCGTTATTATTTACGCGGATAGTTCAGAACCGAAATCAATTGACGAAATCAAACGCTATGGAAAGACGATCAAAGGAGTAACTAAAGGCAAGGACTCAATTAACTACGGTATTGACGTAATGCAGCAACAGGAATACCTAGTAACCAAACAAAGCACGAACCTGATTAAAGAACTACGTGCTTACTGCTGGGACGTGGACAAAACTGGAAACAGAACGAGATATCCAGCCGGAGGTTTTGATCACGCTATTGATGCGCTTAGATACCACGAAATGGAAACGCTAGGCCTAAAGAAAAACTATGGCGTTTACAACATACGATAATGGCTGAGAATTACACCGAAGCGATGTGCTACATAGTTGAGCAATATATCAGGCAGCGTACCGGAAAACGAATCAAAATAATCTTTAATAACCCCGATAAATTACGAGTGCATTTGACTATGCTCAGAGAAGCATATAACCACGTGCAACAACAAACCAAAAAATAAGTTATACATATATGGAAATCCAAATAAACGTACCTACCTCACTAAACGAAATCCCGTTGAAAAATTACGTGGACTTCTTGAACGTGCAGAAAGGTTCAAACGATGAGGAATTTGTGGCCCAGAAGATGATCGAGATTTTCTGCGGTATCCGTTTGGTAGATGTGGCTAAAATAAAGCTGACATCACTGAATGAAATGGTAGTTCACTTTACAGAACTATTCAACCAGAAGCCTAAATTTCAGCAGACGTTTAAGATCGGTGATATTGAGTTTGGGTTTATTCCTAATTTGGAAGATATCAGCTTTGGCGAGTATGTAGATTTAGAAAACAACTTGCAAAGCTGGGATAGTTTCAATAAGGCAATGGCAGTAATGTATAGGCCTATAAAAACACGAATTAAGGATAAGTACGATATACAAGAATACTCCGGTACAAAAGAATATCAGGATCTGATGCAGTACGCTCCATTGGATGTTTGTATAGCAGCATCGGTTTTTTTTTACAATTTAAGCAACGAATTACTAGCAGCTACCCTGAACTATTTGCAGAAACAAATAAAGAAGGATCCGAACCTATCAACGACTTTAGTGAAACAGCTCAATTTGCCAAGCAATGGGGATGGTATCAGTCAATATATGGACTCGCTAAAGGAGACGTTACAAAGTTCGATGAAGTTACCAAGCTCGGGTTACTTAAATGTCTCACGTATCTTACGTTCGAACACCAAAAAAACGAAATTGAAAAAAGAATCTTTGAACGCCAACTAAGACGATGAACTATTACCAAACATTAGAAACCTTACGGCTGCATTTTAGCGGTGATCCAATAGTCAATCAAATTTCGCAAGGAGATATCTTTGGAGTTGATCTGGACAAAAAGACGATATTTCCGTTAGTTCACATAATGGTAAATAACACAACTACCGAAGAGTTCGTAGTGCGTTATAATATTACTATTATGGCTATGGATATAGTCGATATAAGCAAGGCAAACGACACAGACCTATTCTATGGTATGGACAACGAAACGGATGCGTTAAACGCGATGCACGACGTTTTGATCAGAGCCTACAAACTAATGAAGTCCGGATATATTTGGGATCAGAAAGTACAGGTAGAAGATAACGCAACTCTGGAGCCGTTTGCTGAGCGTTTTGAGAATAACCTCGCAGGCTGGGCTATGACTTTTGATGTTACGGTACCAAACGAGATGAGCATCTGCGATACGGACGGATATGTACCTTTCTGCCAACCTGCAACTGTAACGAACTCAAACCAAAGCTATACGGCAACGGTAGCAAGTGGCGGAGTATTGACTTTGCCTGACACAACATTCAACGTACAAATAGACGGAACACAAGTAGCAACATCTACTTACGCAACTTTAAGCAATCAAACATTAAATCTGATATGGCAGTAACTATTAACATACCATCACAAGTAAAAACCTACGCTAATTTAGCTGCATTCCCTGCCTCAGGGAGCTTAAAAACTATTTACATAGCTGAGGACACAAACAAGACGTATCGTTGGGATGGCTCAACATATGTAGAAATTTCAGCAAGCGCAGCCACAGGCTTAACAGTCGGCACTACACCGATATCTTCGGGTACAATAGGAAGAGTATTGTTTCAAGGTACGGGGAATGTGTTGCAGCAGAGTTCGTCTTTATTTTGGGATGGTACTAACGAAAGGTTAGGTATTGGGACGAGTACGCCTACAAGTGCATTAGATTTATTTGGTAGTATTGGTTTAGGTAGTGCCTCGAGTGTTGGTTTAAATGCCGTAAGCGGACGAATCACATTTAAAAACGGCACTAATAATACAAGGATAGAATCCGTACAAATAGACGGAACATTCCCACAAAATCAGCGTTTGGATTTTTATCCTCACACATCTAATGCCGCAGCTTTTCAAATTGGTTTTAATAATATAACATCAGTTTTAAATCACAATTTTTCTGCAAATGCTCTTTTGACTGCATCATCAAGCGTTACTTTTGCGCATTCGAGTGGCGTAAGTGAAGGCATACGATTTGACGCTACAACAAAACGAATTAGATTAAATAGTTTTTATGTATCTATTGAGGGAAATACAAACGAAGTTTTCCAAGCTACTGACGGAACTAATGTTTTAATGCGTTTAAGAGGTAACGGAAACTTATTGCTAAACACAACAACCGATGCAGGCTTCCGTTTAGATGTCAATGGTACTTCACGAATTACGGGACTTGCTTATCAAACGGGTTATGCTTATTCGGTAAATAGATTACAATTTAATCAAGGTGTTTCTACTACTAATGTTGGTTACATAAATGGAATTAGTAACGGAGTAATTAGATTTACTAACGCTTCCGAAACTGATTTTACAAGGCTTCAATTTGGAGGTGGCACAACTGCATATCCTTCATTACAAAGAAGCGGTTCAGCTCTTGCGGTTATGGATGCAACGGGTACGTCATTAACAAATCTACTTATAGGCACCACCACAGACGCAGGCTTTAAACTTGACGTTAACGGGACTGCGATTGTTCGAGGTGTACACGAGATTCAAAATAATTCCGGATTGCGCCTTCGTGCAACCGGAGGCGGCGCCTCTACTTCATTTAGGTCAAGTGGTAACTCGGCAGAAATAAGAACAAACGATGCGAGCATAGCTTGTATGTTTTTTAATCAAAATGGAGTTGTTGGATTTAGCCAACCCGTAGCATTTGGAAATACAGTTGTAAGTTCAGCTTCAGCATTAGTTCAAATAGACAGCACAACGCAAGGCTTCCTTCCCCCACGAATGACCACAACACAACGCAACGCAATTGCATCACCTGCCGCAGGTTTGGTTGTCTACGATAACACGGATAATAAACACTACGGATACAACGGCACAACTTGGAACGCATTTTACTAATTAAATAAAAATATGAAAACACAACCAACACACGGAGTAGCAATCGAGCCGATTGTATACCCACTTAACGCAGGAACGGCAACGCAAATGTCCGTTTTAGTTCTTAACTTTACAACTGAAGCAACCACTTGCACAACGTACTGGCAGTTGCTATCCGAAGACGGACTACAACTTTCACAAGGTAATTACACTTTGACTGAGGAAGAGTTCGCTGCTTGGGGGCAAGATAATAACTACGTTAACCAAGTCGTTGCTGCCGCTAT